TTTCAAGATCTAGCTTTTCCTGTCTCAGTTCTTTAGAACTTTTATATTTTTCTGGACCTGCTGTAAATTGAACTAAGTTTGTTGCTTGCTCACCACTTTTACCAGTAACCGCATGTTGACTGTGGTTTTGAAGACCACCTCCTCCTCCACCGCCACCAGCACCAGCGACTAAAGTGTTATTTAATAGTACTACAGTAGCACCACCTCCACCTCCACCATCATCAGTTGCACCATCACCACCACGCTGACCAGAAGCATTATTCCAACCTGCTCCTCCAGCACCACCTATTCCATCACCATTTCCACCAGACCAGCTTGTACCTTTATATCCTGGTTGTACAGTAAATTGCCAAAGATTTGAACTCTCAGGATTACTAACCTCAAAGATCATTCTTGAACCTGCTCCTCCAGTTCCACCTATAACACCACCATAATTTCCAGTTGCACCTGGTCCTTGTTGTGAATCAGCACCACCAGCACCAGCAATTGTAAATTTTATCTCAGTAAATTTAGTAGTGGTTGTTAATTGTGCTGATTGTAAATTACTGCTAGGAGCAAAACTTAAAGTATTTGGTACACCACCTAATGTTCCTTCAAATGTATGAATACCATCACTACCTCCACCAGTATTTGTCCTCACCATTGATGGACCACCAGTACCTGCTTGATCAGGATTATCTGGATACTGAGATCCAGGAAATGTTCCATCCTGTCCTGGTCCCTCTTGTCCAGATTGACCATTAGTATTGTTTATTTCAGCAACAACAGTACCATTGTTCACAGCTGTTCCTGACTTTGTTACTGTACCACCATTACCACCACTAGTGAAATTATTTGTTTTTCCTCCTCCTTCTCCACCTTCAGCAGTAATATCTAATAGTGTTCCTCCAGCAGTAACAGATATAGTAACATCATTACCATCATTTCCTGCTGCTACTCCACTACTACCAGATCCACCACCACCTTGAATCTCAAATTCCATTGTTTCCCAGTTAGTAGGAAATGATACATTTGTAGAACCACTATATTCTATATTCTGATTGTATGTTATAATATCTCTACCACCTGATCTAATTGTTCTACCACCTATTTCTGAACCATTAGTTTCACTACCTACAAATGTTCTAAACATTGTATTAGGAACATATGTTTGTTCTTCCCATGTTCCTGATCCTGTTGCACCAGAAGCGAAATAGAAATCACCATCAGTACCACCTGAATATTTAATACTACCTGTACCATCAGCACCTGCTTTCCAATCAAATACATCATAAGTTGCTACTGTATTATCAGTCATAGCAACTTTTGATAATCCATGCTTATGTTCATAATGCAATCCACCAACAGGTGTCCAAGGACTCAATCTTGCAGTTGCATCACTATAATTTACCAAATATCTATCGTATGATAAACCAGAGTGCCAACCAAATATATCATCTGTTTTTGTAGAATATACGTAATGATCATGTTCTGGAACTCTTTGAAGTCTTCTTTGATCCATTGTGATAGCAATCTTCTGACTACCTATCACACTTGTACTTACATCATTAGTAATCTTTTCATAACCAGTTGTAGTTATAGTACCAAGAGAGAAATACCCTGCTTGAGATGCCTTATCAAAATACCAAGAACCACCCTCTTTAACAACACCATTAGTAGCACCAGCACCTAATGTAAGTAAACCAATACTAGGAGATCCCAATCCATAAACATTACCATAACCAACAACCTTTTTAGTTTTTAAATCAGGTACTATAAATGTTCCAAGACTTCTACTCTCACCCCAATGCTCAAATACATTAACTTGATTGATTGTTTCAACCTTTCCAGCACTACTAATATTAATTTCTAATTGTAATCCTGTGCCACTACCTGCATTAAGAAGACTAAAGGTTGGTTCAGTAGTATAACCTGCTCCAGTTGCAGTTAAATTAACTGCTGTAATTACACCATTAAGAATACTTAAATTTGCTGTTATATCTTCACCACCAGCAGGTGCTGGAGAAAATGCAATAGTTGTATTCTGATCATATCCAGTACCACCATTGACTATATTAATGCCTGGTCTCGCAGTTCCACCATAATCATTTCCAATAACAGAATATAATGCAGGAAAATCACTTATATTATATTCAGCACCATCACAGTACACATATCCAGGGTACTGATATTCTGGTTTATCCTGTACATTTGAATTTCCAGGAACTACATTATATGCATTAAGTGGTATGTAATTATTATCATATACACCAGTAATTGATTTAAAAGTGCTAATGATAGAACCAACAGGATTATTATCAGATGCTTTATCTGTATAATAATTTGTTCTAGTGTTTCTATAACTTGGTGGTGATGATACTGTCATTTATCAAATCTTAATTAGGTATTCTAATATTATGAAAGGTGCGGTCACATTATCTACAGATCTTGATTCATCTGTACTTAATTGCAATCTAGTATCAAGTAAATCTGCTGGAAGTTCTGTAGAATTAGTTTTTAATTCATAAGTATGATCTTCCTTAATTATATTTACTTTATGAAAATGTTCTGTTGGATCTTCTCCACCAGTATAAAGTGTATCTGTTTGCTCAAACTCATTATATGTAGCAGGATATATGTCATTACCAGCTAAGAAATGTTGTTCATTAAACTGTAGTGGCAGTGAATCTGCCCAACTTAAATTCTTCCAGTCAACAGGGACACCTGGTGCTCCTGCACGATATGCAGCTTCAACATCTTGAGAACTACCATAATCTTTAATCTCACCACCGCCACAAAAAGCAAGAAGAAATCTTGATGTTGAATATGGATTACTAGAACTATCACCAGTCAATGTGTATGGTACATCTTGAACAGGGTACTGTTGCCATGCTCTAGTAGTACTACCACCACCATTAGTGTTCACACCATTATCTTCAAGATATGTTTCTGGTGGTAACAAGCACATATATTTCCATGAATCTCCTAAATTAATACCATTATTATAACAGTTGTTACTGTAACTCACTGGGTTCCAGAATCCTGGAAATGCTCCCCACTTCTTCTGACCTTGAGCTAAGGCATTTAATGCAATTGCTTTACATGGCATTTGGTCATTACCAGGCCAATTATTTCCAGATGGATCTGTAGTATTTACAATCCACTTATGTAATGGTATTGTAGAAGCATTCATCAATCCAACTGGCCCCATTGGAGAAGGATCTAAAACAGCAGATGGACTATTCTCATCAACCTCAGCTCTTGCTTTTAATCTAGTTCTAGTACCATTATGAAAGTGCATATGAGCATGTAAAGCAGTTGAATCTACTGCTTCAACTTCAGTTCTTCTACCAGCAGTTGTACCAATAGTCCATGATGGTCTTCCTCTCATTGGTATAATAGTTGATGGTATAATAAAATTACCTTCATATTCTACAGTAATTACTCCATCAACAGCACCAATAGCTTCAGCATCTATACCAATACCAGAACGACTCTTTTCAACATTATTCTCTGTAGTAACTCTTATATTAGAATATATTCCACCACCACCTTTACTACCAGTTGGTTTTGGATATTTAGATCCTAAATCTGGTACTACAAACTGTTCATCACTTAATGTTTGAAGTGGTTGGTTTGCAAGATCTCTCCTAACAAACTTACCATTAAGCCCTGTTCCACATACAGCAGCGAGTTGTGGATAATCAATGGCATTATATACTGTGCCATCACACCTCAAATAACCTCCTGGTAAATCTCTTTTAGATGAAGTGGAAGTAATAGAGTTATCAACTTCTACTGGCCATACAATTATCTGACCAGTTATATTACCATACTTTCCTCTTTCCTTTGAATAAATTGTTGCCATTTCTAATATGCCTTGATAATATACACAAGTGACATTGCTGGTTGAGAAGTAGTTACTGTAATATTTAGTGCGTTATCCTCACTACGAGGAATAACATTACCTAAACTTACATTACTAATAGCGAATGTTGGTGATGGTTTTAAAGATCCAACTGCCATTTGCACATCAAAAGTACCATGATTATGAGATGCAAATGTATTATCATTAGGATTTAATGATCCTACGTTGTTTAATGTACTTGGCCAAGTACCATCTTTAAATGTTACTGTTACGTTTCCTGTAGCTGCTGCATCTATAGGACGACTTATTGAAATTGTATGAATATAATCACTAACATCATTACCTGATCTAGAAATACTTGTGATATGTGTACCATTAGGAATAAAATCACCAGAAACCATTCTATAAGGACGTATCTTATCCTCTATGTAATAAGTTTCTGCGTTTGCTCCAGATCCCTCAGTCTTAGATGTTCTAATATCTGTACCTTCTGGTAATACAATAGTAGTTGCTCCAGCAACAAGTGGTACACTATTAACAACAAAATGATTAGCAGGATCCTCTGGATTATCAGGAACTTGATTTAAAGTTGATCCTGTATCATAACCAAAATAGTTTCTTCTATTTGATTGAACTTGTGGTCTAGGATGCATTCCACCCCATGCAGGATGATTGTGTAATGGTTTATCAGTAGTTGTTGGATCATTATCAAATGGTTGGTATGAAAATCCATCAGTATAGTTACCAACCGCAGGTCTAACTACATCTTGAGTCACTGCTGTTGGACTATTTTTTGTTGGTGTTCCATCATGCCAAGATGGTGCTGGAACTGATGACCAATAATCTTTTCCAGTATCATTAACAAACTCATGAAAACCATCCATTAATGGTAATGTATGCTCATGTTGAGGATCACCATAATATGATACGAAAGTAGCACCATTCTGCCAACTTGGTCCTTTAGAGTCAGAATCTAAAATGTTACACATGTTGTTAACAGATCTAACTTCATTACTACATGATAATGGGTGACCATCATTACCACCCATTACAACCTGTGAGGTATCAAAAACTTGAGGTCCAAAGAAACCTGCTCTTGCTGAAGAAAATTGTGTGCCATGACTATGACCTGGTATATGATTTATACCTAATTTTCTATTGATTGTAGTAACAGATGTAAAGAAGTCTGGATCACTAATCGTTTGACCTGTAAACCTACCAGTTAAAAGAATAGATGGATTAGCAAAAGAGAAATCAACATCTGCATATGCATTGTGAGTTATTGGAACTGCATCAGGTCCAAAATCATTTGCTATATCATCACCACTACCATCACCTATACTATCACCCACAATACTTAATGCATCAGATTGACCACGTTGATACTTTGCTTCATTAAGCATAGATGTTTCTAAATCAATCAATGCTCTATTACCGATATTTGGTAATTGAAACTGTCCTTCAAAATTAGGAAATTCTCCTGTCAAATTACCACCATATGTCTTACCAATTTCAGATGCAAGTAAAGGATAATCAAATCCATCCTTTAACCTACCATCACATACAATCCACCCTTTAGGTAAATTTGCAGCAGTAAAACCCTCGTTACCATCACCACTCCACGGCATAACTGTACCGATACGAGCAGACTTCATCGTTTTGATTGAACTGTAGTATTGTGCCATGTTACCTTTATAGTTCTGT